AATGTCCCCATCCACGCAATAATAATATGTTTTCGTTATCTTTTTGTATGAACACATCGTTTGCATACGTTATATTTCCCAAATTCAGATGTGTATCTTCATTGCTTAGTGTATCACAAATATTCCTGATAAGTTCATTGTTTCTTGTAAGGATCATAAATGCCATAACATCATTAGATGAGAATATGTATGGTTCTGATATCCGGAATGGAGGTTTATAAATTTCAAGTGCTTTCATATTTATTCATTTAGTTTTTGAATCGTTTTTGTTGAGTATCTACAATCAGGTTTTTGATAACTTTTTTTCGTAAGATATTTCTCACTCACGTATCCTAATTTCATACCTCGGCTATAAGATGATGCATCAACATCATAGTACCACTCTTCATTATATCTGTATATATCTAGTATTTTTACAAGGAAACATGAACCAACACCATAATGTAGATATGCCTTTTGCCCAGCATGAAATTTAGGCAGATAAATAAGGTTATTCATTTAATTCCTCAATAAATTCACTCATGTACATATACTTCATCATCACACAGGATATGACATAGGTCTCCTTTTATTATTTTTGCTTTTCTCATATTCGAAAATGTTTCTATTAAAGGATTATTTTATTTGCTCCCTACATTATCACCACCAAAATGTTCTATAAGTTCTTCTACTGTAGCTTTATGACAGTATAGAGGTTCTATTTGTGTACCAACATGTCTTCCTCCACTGCGATCTGTTGCCATAAACCAACTGCCTTGTGGAAAATCTGTATATATTTCTACATCCATAACAAACCATTGATTAACATCACTATCATCCCGGAGAGCAGCAATAGCACGAAAAAGGTCCTCATTATCACCGCAATCTATTACTCCATTACTTTTTAAATCTTCAAGTACTGTTTCTGACCAAATCCCGGTTACTACTCCATGGCATGCTAGTAAGTAATTAGGCTTACAATCTAAATAGACCTTTAATCCTAAATCTTTTAATTTTTTTACTAATTCCGGTGTATTTTTCTGAATAAAACAAGGTATTGTATGCATATCTTAAATTTTTGTTTCGATTAATATTTCTTCCGTTAGTATTCCACTATCTTTGGTTTTAATATAAATTTGTTCAAGATTAAATTCTTCGGGGTGCAATTTATATTGAATCCAAGTCGGCTCATTTTCTCTATAATCAAGCCAACTTTTAGGTTTTTCTTTTCCAAGCACTTTCTTTACTATTTCATGAATCCTTTCACCTGCTCGTTTTGATTTTACAAATCCACTAAGGTCGTATCCAATGCCTCTTGGTGACCAATACTCTCCATGTTCAGGTCTGACATCTTTTGGTTCCCAGTGCCATTTGGGGATATCAGTGCGAGGATGCTTAATTAAAATTCCGGATTCAAATATTAGTTGGCTTTTTGGATTCCATGGCTCTTTGGGACGAACCCCACTTCTAACACGACACTCTATGTGCTTATTTGCTCTAATTTCAAAGTGTAATCCACAGTGATTGCATTTTCCGAACGAGATTACAGAATAGAGGCCGTCACCTTGAACAGAATCACATCCACAATTTGGGCACCCATACTTTTTATACTCTTCAAATGTAATTGCCAGCATGATTAATTCCTATTTAATTTAGTTTCAATTTTATATCTTCATCGATCATCCTAATAGTATCTCTTAAGGAAAAAGAGTGGGCAAAACCACA